CTGGCGTAAGGCTAACGCTATTCATGGCTGGATTATTAGCAACGCTGGTGCAGTAGATGACTGCACTCCTATCCATCTTACAAAGATGGACCTTGTTCAGTTGCGAGATGACTGCCAAAAAGTATTAGATGAAGGCACAGTAGAAACAGCAATGGAACTACTGCCACCAACATTAGGATTCTTTTTCGGTAGTACAGAAATAGATGACTGGTACTGGCAAGACATTAAAGATACTATTGAGAAACTAGACACAGCACTAGAACAAAGCGTTGATGACGCAATGTTCGAGTACGTAGCAAGTTGGTAATCATATATAATAACATATGCAATACGGAGGAAAAAAATGGATAAGTATTACTCAGCCGACCTAAGTATATCTATCGTAGAAATAATGGCTAAGAGTGGAAAACAAGCCGAAGCCATTATGCAAAAGTTTATAGATGAGATTGCAAAAGTAATGGATACTGTTGTTCGTTGGGATGAGGCTAACTGGGAGATAGAAGAAAACGTTTATCTTCCTGAACTTGGAGAGTGGCATACAAAATGAGCGAACCACAATGGCTAGACGGTGACGATTACGCATTGAAGGATGAGTGTGATGTGTGTGGTAATTTTATACACTCATGTGAATGTGACAGTGGAGAACCTGACCGTATGTATGGAGACGAAGAGTAAGGAACAAGTATGCGACAGCAACTAGCACGTTACATATCTATAAGCACTAGCATTATGCTTTCATTTGCTTCTTTAATTGGTATACCTATTAAGGCACATGCGTTAAGCAATCAGCCACCATTAGAACCAAAAAAAGAAGTTAAGTTAATACATGTGTGGAATAAGTTTACTCTTAAAGCATACGCCAAAGCGTACATGAAAGAAACTTATCCTAAGTGGGGACGCAACGAGTGGTATGCACTTAACAAGTTGTGGTCTAAAGAATCTGCATGGGACCACCAAGCAGACAACCCTACCTCTAGTGCGTATGGTGTAGCACAAGTATTAAACACTAACCCTGAGACCCCAGCCCCCCTGCAAGTTGCGAAGGGGCTGGAGTATATCGTTCACCGATATGACCTGCCATCAATTGCATGGGCACATTGGAGAAAGCACGGATGGTATTAATGAAAACATATTATAAAATTACTTGCGACATACAAGTAGAAGCAAGTGATGATGATACTGCTATCTGGTTGCTACAAGATGCATGTCAATTATATCCAGGCTTGAAGTTCAAGCGTTGGATGTTCGTAGAAAAGGATGAGACAGATGCTACAAGTTAGCGAAGCATATAATGATAAGCGACTCAAAGAACTGAACAAGCAGTCTTGGGTTAAGGCAGGCACTGCGGTTAACGCAGGGTCTGCATCAGAAGCAGCACGACAGGCTGGTCTTGACTGGAATGTAATGCTTGCAGATATGGAAGCAATTGTTTCCAATAAGGTCAATGATTATGAGACAGTGACCGACCACTATCCTGTACCTAAACGACAGGCTGTACTTAAACTTGGCAAAGACAACACCAATGAAGTTATCGGTGTAGTCGGTGACAAGTACAAGATTGTGCAGAACATGGAAGTATTCTCTGCACTAGATACACTGGTTGACTCAGGTGATGCACGCTATACAGCAGCAGGTGAGTACAACAATGGTGCTAACATCTGGATGGTTATGGAATTACCTGTCGGTGTACAGGTAGCCAATGACCCACACGCTGCATTCTTATTGGTGCAGTCATCACATGATGGTTCATGTGCAGTACGTATTCGCCCAATTATTGAGCGCTTATTCTGCATGAATCAAATTAATCGCATCATCAAGGGTAAGCATAAGAATGATTACACCTATGTTATGAAGCACACTACTAACTCTGAGTTGTCGGTCAATGACATCCGCAACATCACGCAGTTAACTTATGATTCCATCCAGCAATATGAAACAATTGCTGGCACATTACTACAGCGCAAGGTAGATGAGCGTCAAGTACGCAACATCTTCAAGCGTGTATGGGCTTTGCCATCAGAAGTAGAAGATGCACCTGAGCATCTACTATCACAGGGGCAGCGCCGTCAACGTACCATTGCACTCAATGGTCGTGACTCTGCATGGAATATCTACAGCCAGTCACCTACACAAGAAAACATTAGAGGTACAGCCTTTGGTGTATGGCAAGCAGTCGTAGAACATGCAGACCATTATGCTTCTGGTGGCGCTGACCGACGTGCAATCGCCACCATCAGCGGACGCAATGACCGCATCAAAGATAAAGCGCTTGATTTAATTTTGGCATAGTGAACCAGCGTAAGGGTAACCGAGATGCAGGTAGTTTATGTCATATCGCAGGGGTCCATAACACCCACTCTTTCACTGGGTTACTCCGCCAGTGGCGAACACGGAGCACAAACAAACAACGAGAGGGAAACATGAACACAATCCAAATCACAACAGAAGATGGTACTATAAACTATACCGAAACTGAAGTTGTCCATTTCAAAAAGAGAGCGCAGGAAGTAGATGCAATCCAACAAGTCAACGACCAACAGCGCAAAGAAATCCGTGACATACGTAATGCAGTACGTGACTTCTTCAGTGAAGGTGAATGGTCAGATGGTGAGACAGTCTGTAACAAGGGTGACGTCAATGACTTACTCGAACGTATCGGAAGTAACAAACTTACTACCAAGTACAATGGAACCTTTACAATCACAGGAACATTTAGTATTGAAGTAGAAGATGAAGATGAGATTGAAGATATTATTACAGAGAATACTGAAATCTCTAACTGGTCAGCCGACATGGATGTAGACCAGATTGAAGTACATGATGTAGAAGAGGACAACTAATGTCCTCAGCCTACGTACCATACAACGGTACTGCTGGCTGGTCAGGTACGGATACATCTCAGCAGAGAGCGCTAGATAATATTCACTCTGGTCGGGAATTAAACAACCAGCAAAAAGCGTTACACCTATTAAAACATATGGGTAAACTAGGGCTAACTTGGAAAGAGTTAGCCACAGAAACAGGTTGGCATCACGGCACAGCAAGTGGCGTGCTATCAGTACTGCATATGTCTGGTGCTATAGTACGTACATATACAACACGTAATAGATGTAAAGTATATGTGCATCAAAACTTTAAAGATGAAGTTAAAGTAGAGCCATACAAAAAGAAACAAAAACTTTGCCCCAACTGTGGGCATGACGTCACAACATAGCCGTCACCTATGTTATGATGGGGACAACCAGTGAGCGGTAGGTTTTGGCTCTCTCCTTGTCCTACCCTCACTGGTTCTTAATCAAAGGAGAAGTATGTCAGAAGTAGAAGTACCTAGAGATAGGTACGGCAGACCAATGGTAGTGCCACCCAAAGGTGGCAAGCCAGTACCATATACACGTACTACTACAGTTGCAGGTTCATTAGATGATGGCACTGCACTAGTAGCATGGAAGTTACGCATGGCAGCAGCAGGTTTAACACTGCGCCCTGACCTATTACTAGCAGCCAGTGCTATGCGTGATAACAAACTAGAGATGGACAAGTTAGTTGAAGATGCAATGGAAGCAGCAGGTGCAACCAAGCAAGCAACTATTGGCACAGCCATCCACACATTAACAGAGAAGCATGACAGAGGCATGGACTTAGGTGTAATCCCTGAGGATTATGTCGCTGACATTCAAGCATATGATGCAGCAACTAAAGACTTTGAGAACGTATTCATTGAGCAGTTCTGTGTACTGGATAAGTTTAAAATTGCAGGTACACCTGACCGAATTGTTAGATACAAAGGCGAGTTGTTTATCTCTGACCTAAAGACTGGTAGTATTTCCTACCCAAATAAAATTGCTATGCAGTTAGCGGTGTATGCAAACGGCTTGCCGTATGACCCCGCTACGGCAACCCGTTCGTCTTGGGGAGATGTTAATAAAGAAAAAGGAATCATTGTCCACTTGCCAGCAGGCAGTGGTAAATGTGAACTGCACTTTGTTGACCTCAAAGAAGGATGGAAAGGTATCCAACTAGCAATGAAGGTACGTGCCTTCAGAGATACCAAAAAGAAATTGGTAGAGAAACTTACTTGAGACTATGCACTAGTTGCATGAGCACAGATGTTATACTCTATCAGTACGCAGAAGCAGATACAGAATATGTATGCCGCTCATGCGGGGTAATCACCACTATCAAGGAGAAACATGCACACCGAAGCACCAATCAGTATCACAGTTAAATCACCAGCAGGTTCACTAATCACAGTTCGTGCGTCAACCGCAGAAGAACTAGACCAGACTGTTGCGCTAACACTTGCATCACTTGCATCTGCAACTACAGAACTAGAAACAGCAGTACGTGGTGCAGTAGCAGTCAATGCAGCAGTGCCACCTAATCCAGTAGTAGGTATGCTTGCTACACAATTAGGTGCAACTGTAATTGCAGAGACACCAGTACAAGCAGGACCGCCAGCATTTGTATCACCAGGTGCAGGTGCACGTCAGTGCCCACACGGTACAATGACACGTATCCACGGACTAACAGGTAAGTTTGGTCCATATAAGGGACACTTCTGCCCAGCAAAGCAAGGCGACCCAACCAAATGCACAACTGTATATGTCAAGGCAAACACACCAGAGTTTGCTACATTCGTAGCCGACCAAACAAAGGCATAAATGAAAACACTTCGCCGAAGTATCGGTAAGCCAGAGGTGGGGGGAGAACCATTACCCCCACCTTTTCAGGCTTTCCAACGTGAAGGAATCATTCTGCGTAGAGCAGAAGTCACCGTCATAGCAGGTACTCCAGGCGCAGGTAAGTCATCTATTGCATTGCATATCGCAGCAAGACTTAAACAACCAACACTATATTTCTCTGCCGATACCAATGCACATACAATGGCAATGCGTTTGCTTGCTATGAAAGCCAAGATAACTCAGCAAGATGCTGAGTACATGATTAAGACAAAGCCAGATACAGCAGAGCAATACTTGCGTGAGTTCTCTGGCATGTACTGGTCGTTTGAACCTAGCCCTACACTAAAAGATTTAGACGAAGAAGTATCTGCGTTTGAAACTATGTGGGGCAGAAGCCCTACACTTATAGTTGTAGATAACCTTATGGACATAGCCATTGATGGACATGAGGAGTTTGCTGGTATGCGTGCAGTTATGAAAGAGTTAAAATATCTAGCACGTGATACCAACGCAGCAGTATTAGTCTTGCACCATACCCAAGAAGGAGCGCAAGGTTATCCTTGCCAACCACGTTCAGCATTACAGGGTAAGGTTGCACAGATTCCAGCAATGGTGTTAACAGTAGGTCAGATGATACATGGACTAGACTCATACTTGTGTGTAGCCCCAGTTAAAAACCGTTATGGTAAGGCTGACCCAACAGGTGCAACGTATCTTACGTTGTCATTTGACCCAGCCAAGATGCATCTTGAAGATGTAATCAGAGATAGCACACAGATGGAGATGCCAGTTTGAGTAGCGCAGCCAAAGCCAAAGGCTCAGGAGCAGAGCGAGATGTAGTTAAGTACCTTAAGCAATGGTTTCCTTATGTTGACAGGCGATTGGCTGGTGCTACGCTAGACAAAGGTGACGTATCAGGTATACCTGGAGTTACAATTGAAATAAAAAACCATGCCAAGATGGACTTGGCAGGGTGGACAGAAGAATTGTTAACCGAGATGGCTAACGATAAAGCATGGACAGGTGTGGTGTGGCACAAACGCAAGGGTAGGGGAAGTCCTGGCGATTGGTACTGCACCATGCCTGGTCATGTATGGGTAGACTTACTAAGGAGAGCACTTGGAGAAGCCAAGCATTGAGGAGTATCTCCACTACATAGGTGCAGATACACCAGCAGTAGGTAGTGGCTGGCGTAAGATGAAGTGTCCGTTTCATCATGACAGTCATGCATCAGCAGCAGTTAACTATGATAAGAATGCATTTATATGCCACGGATGTGGCGTTAAGGGTGACGTATATTCCCTCATAATGTACAAAGAAGGTGGTGATTTCCGTGAGGCTGTCAACTTCGCAGCGTCAGTTCTTACTACAAGCAACACAGAGATACGCAAGCAAGATAGAACTAGCAAAAGAGTATCTATCAAGCCGTCAACTCTCGGTAGAAGAGGCAAACACATTTCACTTGGGAGTGGTAGAAGACCCACTTCCAGGGCATGAGGCGTACAAAGGACGCCTTGCTATCCCATACATTACACCATCAGGTGTAGTTGATATTAGATTCCGTGCTATGAATGGTGAAGACCCTAAGTACATGGGATTAGTTGGTGCTAAAACCACCATGTTTAACACACAGGCTTGCTTCGTAGCAGATAAATATATCTGCGTAACCGAAGGTGAGTTTGATTGCATTATGATGTCGGTTAAAACTATGCACCCAACCATAGGTATTCCAGGTGCTAACAACTGGAAGCCACATTACGCTAAGATACTAGATGACTTTGACGTTGTAATAGTTCTTGCTGACGGAGACCCAGCGGGTCTTGAGTTTGGTAAGAAGATTAGTAGAGAACTAGGTAATGTAAACATTATCTCTATGCCAGACGGTGAAGATGTAAACAGTATGATGATAAAGATGGGGAGTGAATGGCTTGACGAACGAATCAGAGAATGCGTTTCCCCTTGACGATAAGTTCTGGGACTATGCCAAAACAAGTGAGTACAGCATAGGCATACCAGTATCGGACAAGAAATTACTTAACATTGTAGGTGCGCTTGAAGATATATATAGCACCATAGATAAAGACCCACAAGAAGCAAAAGAATGTTTGGTTATGTTAGCGGCTATCTTTGTAGCATCTAGCATGGGCAAAGCAGATGAAGTGTGGGAAGAGTTTGCAGTACGTGAATCAATGCAGTCCTTTGACAAAGACCTACAGGAGATACTAAATGAAAAGGGTAAGTGACCTTCAATTAATCATGGCACAACTAGAAGACATCATGCTTAGAAAGCATGCTGACTATGGACCAATGAATATCTCAGGTGCACCTGGTGGTCCAATGAACGGACTACGTGTACGCATGTACGACAAACTTGCTCGCCTCAATAACCTAGTAGATACTGGCGACACGCCGAACTACGAATCAATTGAAGATACGTTACTTGACCTTGCAAACTATGCCATAATTGGATTGCTTGTCCAGCGTGGACAGTGGGAGGGAATCCCTAGCAATGGAGAATAGATGTGAAACGAGTAGTCGTATTAAGCGATTTACAGATACCGTATCAAGCGGATAAGATTGTAGACGCCACACTAGATTTTATCCAAGACTATAAACCAGATGAACTCTGGTGTGTTGGCGATGAACTAGATGCACCAGAACCATCACGTTGGAACAAAGGTATGGCAGGTGAATACGCCGACACCCTACAAGATAGTATTGATTTAACGCACGACATCATGGCTCGTTACCGTAAGGCTCTAGGTAACAAGCCATTTTACATTCAACGCAGTAATCATACTGACCGCATTGATACATACATGCGCAAGTATGCACCTGCATTTATGTCACTCAAGTCTTTAGAGATTGAAGAACTACTAGGCTATAGCAAGTTAAAGATTAATTACTTGCACAAGATGCATGAGTTACTTCCTGGTTGGGTAATGGCACACGGAGATGAAGGTGCACTTAACCGTGCGCCAGGTGCTACCGCATTGAACTTAGCAAAACGCTTGGGCAAATCCGTAGTGTGTGGACACACGCACCGTATTGGTTTGCAACATGAAACTACTGGCTTCTACGGTAAGACCAATACTTTGTATGGATTAGAAGTTGGGCATATGATGGACGTCAAGCAGGCTAGTTACCTTACATCAGGTAGTGCCAACTGGCAGCATGGCATTGGTATTTTAGTAGAGCATAACCGTAAGGTTACGCCGTTTGCTGTACCCATTGTCAACAATGAGGTAATCATTCCATAATGAATTACATTGACGAGTACAACGAATTAGTGCAGACGCTTGCCGCAGAATATGCAAGACGCTACACAATGGTGGAGCGTGATGATATAGGGCAAGAGTTGTGGGTGTGGTTCGTAGGGCATCCGCGTAAGTACAAAGAATGGTCAGCATTAGAACAAAAAGACAGGGACAAGTTAATAGCAAAGTCTCTGCGTAATGCAGCCCTTAAGTTCTGCGAACGAGAGAAAGCCAAGAAAGTTGGTTACGATATGTCTGAATTGTATTACTATGACGTGTCGGTAGTAGAGGCTTTTCTTCCTACAATCATTGCCGAATCATATGAAATGCCATCAAAAATTAAAGACTTAGGTAACTCTGTAAAGAGTAGCGAAGTAAGTGATGGTATGAATTGGTTAGTACTGCGCTCAGATATTGCAGCAGCATACTATAAATTATCAGAAGCAAAACAAAACATCTTACGCTTACGCTTTAGTATGGAACAACCTGACTGGGCAACACTGGCTAAAGAGATGGATAGCACACCAGATGGTGCACGTATGAAAGTACAACGTGCCCTTAATTCACTTATCAAACATTTAGGCGGTTGGAGACCATACAATGACGAAGACAACAAACAAGAAGAAAACAATGAAACAAGTGCAGCCTCAATCCAAAGCGCCGAATGAACAGATAATTATATGCTGGTGTGATAATGGATTAACTGACGGTAAGTTTACTGAAGGTGTTGTTTATAGCGTTATCTCATCTGGTCTACCTATTGCATCAGCCATGCGTGTACAAGGCAACCAGATAGGACGACAGCGCCAGAATGCGCTGGAGTTTTGGTATGACCAAACAGAGTTTGACTGGATTTTATGGGTAGATAGCGACATTGTTCTTACCAATGAAGCACTACATAAAGTGTGGTCTGTTGCTCATGCTACCGAAAGACCAGTAGTAACTGGTACTTATTTTATTTCTAAGGAAAATGAACGCGCAATGATGGCGCCATATCCTGCTATTTTTAACTGGGTTGAAGGCAATGACTATCAAATCTCATACGTCCATCCACTACCAAAAGACGTTGTCCTCAAGGTTGGTTCAGCAGGATTTGGATTTGTCCTTATGCACCGCAACGCAGTCACAAAGATGCGAGACGTACATGGCTCTATCCCATTCTTTAATGAAACAGGAGTCGGAGAACAATTCGTATCAGAAGACATTAACTTCTTCCGACTTATGCACAAAGCAGAAGTCCCACTTTATTCTCATACAGGAGCAACTGTTCAACACATGAAGCGCTTCTCGCTTGATGTAGAGTATTACAAGTTCTTCTGGGAAAAGAATGAACGACCTTAGAGGTGAGCCAACCTTTGCTTGTATCTGTGGTTGTCTTATGTTTGAGATTACCGTGCAATGGGACCAAGAGACAAGAGAAGTAGGTTGGTATGACCTTGCTCAAAAATGTAAAGATTGCGGAACAATTACAACCGCACCTACACCCATAGATTGGATGGACTGTGATTGAAACAAGGTTAAAAGAACTGGGACAAATGATTCAGTTACTAGCCACAATGCTTGAAGACCAGGGCAGACACATTGACGCTATCTATAAAGAATTAGATATGGTTGATGAAGAAAGTCCAATAACCTCAACGTACGATTTTTGTGATTGTGATAAACATTATGGTCACACATGTCAGGATAGGCACAGAGTATGACAGAATATCCTAATTGGTTTCAAGGCATAGCAAAGGATAACTTTGAACAATACCTAGAACACTTTAAGGGACAGGAAAACTTGCACTTCTTGCAAGTCGGAGCGTTTACTGGAGATGCAAGCAAGTGGTTGCTTGACAACATACTTACTGGCAGAGGTTGCATGCTTACGGATGTAGACACGTGGGCTGGCAGTGATGAAGGTGCTCATCATCAGATAAATTTTTCTGATGTTGAGTCAGTTTATGATGCTAAATTATCAGTGTACAGCACTGCTTTTAAGCACAAAATGACAAGCGATGAATACTTTGCTGACCACTCAAATGGGTGGTATGACTTTGTATATGTTGATGCTGACCATACAGCAGCAGCAGCATACAAAGATGGAGTCAATGGTTGGCGTGACCTTAAACCTAACGGCATACTAGCCTTTGACGACTACACGTGGGGGGATGGTCTGCCAGACCAGACCCTTGCACCTCGTCCAGGAATAGACAGGTTCTTAGATGAGTTCAATGGACAGTATCACCTGATGCATAAGGGTGCTCAAGTTTGGATTAGAAAGAATGCCTAGATACGATTTTAAATGTGAAACATGTACTGAGATTATAGAAACAACTGAAAACATACCACCAATGTGCACCACTTGCAATGGAACAATGACCCGTGTATGGTCAACGGTGGCGGTTAAGTTTAACGTCTCAGGGTTTTATTCAACAGGAGGATAATGTACAACTTCACTGACCAAGCAAACTGTATAGGTATAGATGTTAATATGTTTTTTACAGAAGAAGGAAGCAGTACGTTTCAAGAAGAAAACTTTCTTAAGCGTACATGTGAGGCTTGTTTAGTTAAATCAGAGTGTTTAGATTACGCATTAAACCATGCAGTGATAGGTTGGTGGGGTGGAACATCAGAAGCAAAGCGCAAGAAATTGCGCAAACAACTTAATATAATTCCAATACCAGTTATAGTTGAAAGGTACAACGAATGAGCGTATTACAATTAGCAGCAGGAGTATTTATTGCTCTTACAGCAAGAGATGTTATTAGTACAGGCAGTGCACTGCTAGTATCATGGCTTAACGCACGCCGTTACCGTAACTTGCTAACAGAACTAGAAGAGTATGAGTTTGATGAGCCTAAGGTAAAGGCTAAGAAGACTAAAGCAAAGGCTTAGACAAACAAAAAAGACCCCCGCCAGGTAGGTTAAAGTACCTGAGCGGGGGCTTTTGTGTCTTAAAACAGCCTTAAAAGGCTTATGGAAGGGGGTCTGTAATGCCCTCTACCACTGAAGCAGCCTTCTTAATTGACGGCTGAGGGGCTGGGAATTGGTCTCCAGGGTTAGCCCAACGTAAAACAACTGGCAGCACAGCAGACACACCTGCCGCAAACAAAGCCTTAACGCTGGTATTACCCATCATATATGAGGCACACATTGCTGCGATAAATGCACGTGCATATGTACCGAGAACTGTGTATACCTTTGGTGAGATTCTCATTTAAGTCCTAACTTATTCATTCGTAGTTTTACTTGCGCTGGTGTTTCAATAACCTCAAAATGCATGTCATCTTTGCGAGTTTTGTAATTACCACCCCAACGCAAACCGTACTTTTTTACTAGTGCTTGAAGTATTACTTCTTGTGGTCCAGTAAAGGTATGTGCCTTACCAAGCGGATGCTTGCTAGCATTTATATCTATGGCTGTACCTGATGCGTGATTAGATAATCCTGTGGTTTCGCCTCGTACTGGACGGTATGCGTAACCCCAATCATCAAGCGTTCCTTTATCAATAGGTTCAACTGTCTTATGAAATTCTGCTGCAAATGCTGCCAACAGTGCGCCGCATTCAGCGGCACAGCGTAATTTTATATCTGTACCTGCTACTAAAAATTGTTTAATGTTAATGGTTGCTGCGTCTTTGCTTGCTACCCAGCCATTGCTTGACTTCTCAATCTTCGTATTCGTCATCATCAATCCATTCATCTGGGTCTACGTTTGGAAACGGGTTACCCCAGTCTGGTTCAGGTAATATAAATCCCATTAGTTGCGCTCACATAAAATTTTGTATATGTCGTCAACACGTTGTTCTAATCTAGTCACTTGGTCTTTTACACTGCTGCCATGATTAGGGCGAAGTTCTGCTAAAGTTTCTTTAATGTGGTGTTTAAACCACCAACGAAACCAAGCACCTGCTGTAATGATTACAAATAAATAACCACTAATAGCAGTCGCCAACATAGATACATTGTTTAAGTCAAGTGACATTTGCGCGTTATACCGTTCTAATAGTGAGATTAATAATGCCACCATAACCAGTAAATCTTTTATCTGGTGGTGTGGTGTCTACAAACTTAACCTCTTCAATGAGGCACTGTTGGATTTCACCAGTGCGGAAGTCTTGAAACGTAACAACATCTCCGTTTGATTCAGCATTTTCTAATGCTCCTAAACGTTCAATTGCACGTCCTTCATATCCCAATGTAGAGTTATACTTATCCGTTTCGGTATCGTAGTTCATCAATGGAATGCTAATGATGCGAGTACGTGGCGTAGCAGGTACCGCTTTGAGTTGATAACCTTTAAATGTAGGCGACTTAGTGTTATCAGTCGCATCTCTGTACAATCTAAATCGCAATCCTATAGCGTCTTGCGCTCCTACTGGCTGCGTAATAACAACTTCTGGATTACCAATAGCAGCATCATAAGATACGCTGTCATAAATATTTCCAGTTATATCTACAGTTTGAATAGACATAGAACCATATGTAAACAAACCTTGACCTACAACACGTTTAAAGTTCTTAGGTTCTAAAGTATTGTATCTAATAAGACCAGTTTCTACGTAACCATCTGAGCGCATACGAGTAGCATCTTCACCGTACATATTGCCTACGCGCTTAACAAGCGCAGTAGAAGAAGTAACAGCCTGAGATGTAACAGTTGCAGTAGATGCAGATGTAAATGTAAAAGATGTAGAACTAGGTATGGTAACAATAGTATTACCCGTATAAGGTGAGCCAGTATTAATAGCAGCATCAACACCTTCAACCCATACAATATCGCCAGGAATTAATTCATGAGCAGTTGCAGTTGTGAGTGTAACAACACCACCACTTAACGCTTTATTAACTACAGTTCCACCAACAACTTCTGCTGCTGTGCAAAATGCAAGTTGTGTAGTTTCGCCAAAAAAGGCTACTGCTGTTGTAATATTATGTTTAGCGGTATCAAAAAATAAATCATTTGAATAAGCAAAACGCAAAGGTTCAATTTCATTGCTAAGGTCAATGCGGATAAGACCAGGTTCAATAGTGCTGACACCAGATGCGCACCATACAAAACGGTCACGTGCTGCAAAGTCATAGCAACCATGCTCTAGTTCCACAATAAGTGGACCATAAGTTAATGAGCCATCTGATTGAATCTTAGCCACACGTATACCTTTATTAGTGCCAATCATCATGTAACCAAGATATTCGTATATCTTATTGATAACTTCACCAACAGGCATTTCGGCTGCTGTGATAGCAGATGTAAGGATAGGCATAGAGCCAGTGGCTGTATCTAAATTAAACTTAAAGATAGAAGATTTAATACCTTCATATCCTGCAATGTAAATTGCAGTACCTGATTCTGTAATGCTGCTAAATACAAAACTAGTAGATGGATGTGTGTATACAAGTGTGCTATCATTAAAATTATTTGCACTAGTAGGCATTTCATAAATTTTATTATTATAAGCAAACACAAGACGTTGTTTAACATAATCAATTACTGCGTTAGTAACAGTAGTAACAGATGTAGCCACAACGGTAGACGTAGCAGCGCTAGAAGCACTAAGTAATTTTTTGTTAATTTCTAACTTATTGGTACTAGAATCATTTGTAATCCAGTATGCAAATTTGCCATCATCACAAAGTGAATAAACTTTATCTTGTCCAGCAGCACTGTCTACCCAATGTTCTACTGTACCGCTTACACTAATACGGTCAATGTCATAGCCATCATGTAGCAATACACCATTAGTGCCGTTGTATACAATAGAGCGCAAGTGCTGACCTACACGACCATTAGTATTAATTTGATGAGTAGTAACATGTCCCTGTGTAACATCATGTAACAGCGTTACTTGTCCTTGTGTCCAAATATCTACACCATATGAACTTTTAATGCGATATGAATTAGATGCAATTGTTGTTGAGTATGGGTTAGCAAGTGGGTCATAAAACAAAATCCCCTCTCCAGCATGGAAAGAAGATTGACTGCGTAACCACCACGTAGAGAGCGATTGCTCTCCAGGGTCTCGCTGTGAATCAAACTGTTGCTTACGAAACGGTGATGTTGCTCTTTGATAAGGGCGTTCATCAGATATTGCAGTAAGAAAAGGAACACCAGCAATAGCGCAATCGTATGAATCACCAGTATTTTGCCAAGTATTTGTTGTGCCAATACCCAAGTCAACGGCAATTGCTCTGGTACTTCGACCTTCGGTTATGTCTCTACCTGACACCGTATCTCCTTAAATAAACTCGTTTGATTCTATAAAATCTACACCTGCAAGTGCATCATATTGATGCTCTTTGCTGCAATCTTCACATTGTTTACACATAATTTTAATGAGCAGTTTAAACCCATGCTCAGGGGTACTTTTATTGGTGCTTAGGCAGGCGTTGTTACTGTGCCAATTTCCTCAAGGATTGGTTTTGCTCTTCCTTTTAAGCCTTTACCATCTGGTGCATAAGGCTCACCCTCTCTAAACGATGCAATATATAACTTAGCCCATGCAGATGCATCTTGATAGTTTTCAAACTTGTCACCATTTGGATAAATTGGCTGAATTAGAAATGGCACATCTTTGCCTTTACTAAATACTCGGATAACAAATGCTTCATCAATTGTGTATTTCATTATATCTCCTTGATTTATTGTAAAAAATAATATTCATTATTTTTATGAGGCTGTGCTTGTTGGAGTAAGTTTTACATAAGTTGCTTTACCTACTGGAGCAAGTGATGATGAGAGGATAGCAGGATAGTAATTCCCGCCAACCTGACCAACCCAAGTAGTATTTACCTTTTCCATCCAGTAAAGTCCGTAAGAAGTTACATCTGGATTAACGCTCCAAGTCGAACCAGCGTTTGTAGAAACATACATCGTTCCATCTTCTGATGCTGAGCCTGATTGTAAAATCATTGAATTGCCGTCAACAACAAATATTGGTGGATAATATGCAGCATAACCGTCAGCAAATGTTTTTACTGTAAGAGTTGTCCAAGTTATACCATCTGGAGATGAATAAATATAACAATTTGAATTGTTGTTACTCATTCCTGCATACCAGTAAAGTGAATTAGAATAATATACTGGTGAAGAATAAGTCCCAGTAGCAGGAGTATTGTTGACATATACTGGTGCGGTAGCACCAATATTAGTTTTGCTTGTACCTGATTTCATCCGTCCGTTGTCGCCATCCCAGACAAAATACTTTCCGTTTGCATAACTTATACCACTCTTGGTATCATATCCATTAACAATTGCAGATGAAGTTGAACTCCAAGAAATACAATCAGAACTCCAGAATAATTTTCCATTTTCAACACTTAAAATTACAAAGTTAGTTCCATCAAAAATCATTCTTCGTCTTCCTGGAGAAATTGAATTAGCCATGCTGCCGCCTATATCTCCATAGACCGTTGTCCATGATGAACCTTGGTCAGTAGAATACTTCACACCATTGCTACCGCCCCAGATTCCACAAAAAATACCATTGCCATAAGCGAGTGAAGCGGTATTGTACCAATTTCCTGGATTTGTTATATACGACCAAGTCGTTAAGTCTGAAGATTCATAAACATATCCCGACGAGTCCACCAATGCCAAATATTTCGTACCATTATACGCCACTTGAGAAAATCGATATGGAAATGGGGACTCTGGATTGATGTATCCTCCAGCAGATACGATGCCGATAGTAGTAGATGATGCCGAGACAGTTATCTTTCCCCATGAATCGCTTTTTGTCTGACTATTCAGAGTAAAGGAAGTGGGAATTGCTGCTGGTGTTTCATACAAATAATCACCTGCTGGTATTGCAACACTTGCTGTTGAAGTAGAGCCAATGTTGACGAATCCTTGATAAACTGAATAACTTCCAGCAGTCCAACTAGCAGCAGTGCCATTGGTTCCAAGGACTTTTCCAGCATTGCCAGTCTGGCTTGGTACTACATAACCTGCCGCTGCGGTAGCAGATGCTGCTGCAGATGCGGCGCTTGTCGCTGCTGATGACGCAGATGTAGCAGCAGCAGTAGCAGAAACAGAAGCAGAAGTTGCAGAAGTTGACGCTGCTGCTGCTTGTGTTGTTGCGGTTGTTGCTGAGTTAGCAGAAGATGTTGCTGAAGTAGCAGCAGAAGAGGCAGATGTAGAAGCAGCACTTTGAGACGCTGCTGCGGATGTAGCAGAAGTTGATGCTGCACTGGCAGACACGGCTGCACTTGTAGCCGAAGTGCTGGCTGCGCTAGCCGAAGCCGCTGCTGAAGTAGCACTAGTTGCAGCACTTGCTGCGCTAGTTGCAGCAGCACTTGTAGATGCGGCTGCTGACGAAGCAGATGTAGCGGCAGAAGCGGCAGACGTGGCTGCGGCTGACGCTGAATTTGCAGCAGAAGTTGCTGAGGTTTGAATAGCGGCTACAGAGTTGGCTGCTGTAGTTGCACTAGCAGCAGCGCTAGTAGCGCTTGTAGCGGCTGCTGTAGCGCTTGTAGCGGCACTTGTAGCAGATGTTGCTGCTGAGGATGCAGATGTGGCAGCAGAGGAGGCAGAAGTGGCAGCAGCGGTTTGGCTTGTAAAACTGCTTGTTCGGCTAGTTGCGGCAGAAGAAGCGGAGGTAGCCGCAGAAGAAGCAGAAGTAGCAGCCGAAGAAGCGCTTGTTGCAGCACTAGTGGCTGAAGTTTGAATAGCAGCCACAGAATTAGCAGCGGTTGTAGCAGAGGCTGCTGCTGAAGTTGCTGACGTAGCAGCAGATGTAGCAGAGGTTGTTGCTGCTGTAGCAGATGCAGCAGCGCTAGAAGCAGAGGTTGCTGCGCTTGCTGCACTTGTTGCTGCCGCTGTTTGGCTAGCAGTCTGTAGCACAAGAATGGCATCTACATAATTTTTAGGAGTAGCCTGCGTGTCGGCAAGCCCTGAACTGGTTAATCCAGTTACAATTGCACCTGTCAGGGTGCCACCAGAAATAGTAGCAGTAGAAGTAATAGTACCAGATAGAGTCGCTCCAGCGACTATAGGCGTAGTTAATGTTTTATTAGTAAGCGTTTGAGTAGCAGCAGTACCAACAACTACACCACTAGTAGAAGTCAATCCGTGTACAGATGATGATGCTTCAATATGAGTATTAGGTTCACGAAGGTCGCGACCAATAATCATATGTCGCACTACCGCACCCGCAGAGTGGTCTTGTGCTGTACCAATAGCATCAACGCTACGAGTAATGGTAAATGTATTACTAGATGCAGCCGTAATATCTACAATTTCTTCAAGCGCTGTATCTGGGTCAATAACTACTGTAAATGTAGCACCATTAATAAACTCACCTGAACCTACAGTAGCAAGCAACGTAGTTGCAGACGCTACTGTTATTGATGTACCGCCAGAGGTAACAGCAGATGTTAATGTTGTCTGCTGAGAACGAGATGTATATTTACGAACTGTCATGTGTTTGCCTATCTACCGTAGTGGACGCGGGTTGGGTATTGAAGTTTTTGCTTAAGCGATTCTTCTTCAAGGCGCTGTAAGTAAAGTGTTTGCAATTGACGAGTTACGTTTGCACCTGTTCCATACGGACGCTTACTGTCAATTTCATCTGATTGTGGTGAAGTAATAGAGTTACGTGCTGGGTCAAAATAAGAAGCAAGTCGCCAAGCAGCGCCGTAAATAAGTACGTCTCTCATACTAGTAGGCAAGCCAGATACTGTTTCAAAGTCATCTGACCCATTTGTTAATTGTACTGGTAAATGCGAGTAAATAATATTAATAGTACGTCCAGGAAGAACATTGTCATAAATAGATACAGTTTTTCCTGTTGGGAAAGCAGGCGCATATGCAATAGGGTCCCAACGCCACTGGCGAATTGGTAACCATTCTTTTGTTGGTCCAACTGATTGCCATGCCATTGAAAGAATCTGAATGGCTTCTGCTGGCACTGGATAAGTTGTGCGGCTAGCCAAGAAAGAAACGGGCGTAGAACCTACAGCATATACCTTTGGGTATACAGAGTTAATTGTGTCATTAAGCGCACGCTTAACAGCCTGACGTGGATATGTAGGAGCAATTGTAATTTTAGAGTTTACATCATGCGCAGCAGCAGTTGTGCCATTGTAGCCACGACCATAAGGAGCAATGCTTACTGTATTTGATTGACGGTCATATGAATCTACCCACATCATCTCGTCATCAATTTCAATAATACCTTTACCAATGTTGTCAGTAGATGCAACTTTAATGGTTAAGTCTCCGCTAGTTACAGCGGTAGTAAGATATGTAGCACGGTCTTGACGATACGTAAAACCTGCAAGGTCTAACTGTACGTCATCAATAAGATTAGTTAATGTAGTAGCCATTAGGAAGCAATAGTCCTTAATGCGGTAACGATTTCTACATACTGGTTAGTAGGAACATTCATTCCAGCCAATTCGTTAGCAACTGCGTTATTCGCTTTGTAGTCTTTGGGCGCACGACTTGCGCTTGCTTTAAAATTAAGAGCAGCGGTCATGCCTAAACCTGGCTCAGTACCACACCAAATGTTTGCAGCGCCTGTCTCATCTAGGTACTCAGTACGTACTGGATACTCGCCACCATTGGCTAGTCGGTTTAGTTCGTCACGTAGTGTTGAACCTGGAAACCCATAAAGGGTGTATGAAGTTCCGTTGTACGTAGCAGTACCGTATGTAGTCATTACTTGCCTTTCTTTTGTGCGGCTCTCATATTGTCTACAAGATTAGGATATTTTCTGCCAGCCTTTTTAGCAGCAGCCTTTGCTGACGCTTTAGCAGCAGGTGATAGTGGTGTTGATTTCTTTTTAGGATTGGGTGTTTCCCAGACTTTTTTAGCCATTACCATTTCACCTTGTCTGCCCAATAAGCAGCACTCATCTTGCCTTTTGCAATGTTTTTAGCATGACGGGCTTTAAAAGAAGCCTGACGTGCTGTTGGTTGTCTATCACCAGTGACTCCCTGTTGACCAAAGCGAATAGTTTTGACCTTGCTACCTTCTTTAGCAACAACTACGTGGCTTTTCTTTGGATGGCTTGGTGTGCGCTTAGGCTTATTAAAGCCTGACACTCCTGCTCGCTTTAGTCTAGGGTCTGTCATTTATTTTCCTTTAACCTTTTTAAGATTTGGGTTTTTCTTTTTTGCTTCTGGTGATGCTTTGCGTGCGCCTGCTGCTAAGATTGCCCCTGCATTCTTCATAGGAATGCCCTGTTTCTTAGCAATAGATTTTTGCGCGGCTTTAAAGCCCATACCTTTAGCCATTACTTTTTAATCTGCTTACCAGATTTGTCATAACGGCGACCTTGAAGAATTGCTCCTAGTGCCTGACCCATCTGTGCGTTTTGATTTTTGTTAGCAGCACGTGCACGTGCGTTAGCACCTGGACGTACATCTGCTGATGCATTAAATGCTTTCTTATAAGCACTGCCAAATTCGCCAACTTCTTTAACAACGTTGCCAACATAGCCAGCAATAGGTCGGTAAATCTTGTTCATGTTTGAACGGTCATCTGCCGCTCGGCGCATGCCCGCCATTAGAACTTACCGCCACCTACTGTAGGTTGTGTGTAAACACCCTGTACTACAGTTGCTGGACCGCTAGCGGTTCCTGCTCCTGAGCGTGGTGCTGACATAGGTGCTTGTCCTGGTCCTACTCCGCCACCAAAATCCTTGTTGACTGAAGACTTGTCTGTTGCTGCCTTACGCATCTTTACTGGAATTTGTAGTCCAGCACCAAATACGTTTGAGTTCATATATTCGTTAGCCATGTTTAGTTTCCTTTTCCGTATGGTGCTGGAACATTCCAGCCATTGATTACGCTTGCATCTGAGTTGTGTAGTTCTTGTCCACCAACCATTGATGACCCAACGTATGATGGTGGATTAACATGCTTGGTGTTTGTACGCACTGGTGCGTCAATAGTTACTGCGCGGTCTGCGCATCCACATGCTGTGCACATAATTACTTACCCTTCTTGCCCATGATGCGCTTACGAAGAGCCATGTCCATACGCATGTCTGCTTTAGCCGCTGGCTTCTTAGCATCCATCTTCTTGTCAGCCTTCTTGAAGGCGGACTTCTGCGTTGGCTTCATGCCCTTCATCATCTTTGCATCTTGCTTCATGTCTGCTTTCATAGACATTGGCTTTGCCTTCTTCATTGCTGCCATTAGATTTGTCCTATCTCTTTCATTACTGCTACGGTGTCCTTATTGACATCCTTAGCCTTTATCATAGTTTCACCATTGTAAGGTTTGTTTAAAACCTCTGATGCCTCTATTGCTTTTTCTACAACTTTGCGGTTTGTACTCTCTGGTTGAATACCTTGAGAACGTGCATCTCTGTAGAAATCTAGTTCTTTGTCCCACTTCTTTTGGGTTATACCAGCCTCAATAATGTGACCAGATGCATCACCTGTTGCTAGTTGTAAACCTTTAGCCTTGCAACCAAAACAAGGATTGTTGTCGCAATCACTGTGGTCAATCTGTTTAGTTTTATATATACCAGCATCTGCCCATGTTGTTTCTGATGTTGCATCACAACGTGTGCAACCCCAAAGTTCAACAGTAAAATGCATATCACCGTTTACTAGTTTGTAGCCATCTTTAACTACTTTGCCAGCATGTCCCTCTTCAATACACTTATCCATTACTCTTCCCTTACGTATGCTCCGTATCCCTGAGCAATTAGTTCCTGAGCCTGATATTCAGGTATCACATATTCGTGTCCACCTACATAAAATATGTCGGCTGCTGCAATTACATCTTCTGTGGGGAAAGTTGTTTCAGACCATACGCCGTTAATACGTTGTAGACTCTTACCGCGTGTCAAGCGATAGCGAATGAACAAACGTCCACCGCCTGCTGGACCGTACTCCTCCGTTGGAGGGGTTAAGATATAAGTAGTCATTATTCTCCTATGATTAACTTACTGATAAGCAGGGACATTGCTGCCCCTGCCTATCCGTCAATTAAACGAAGTCAATTGATGAAGAAGTCTCTACGCGGTAGAGTGCTTCCTGACGGTAGATAGCCTGACCGAGGACGCCGTACCATCCGAGTGGACGGTGACGCATCAACTTGTCAACGACTGGTCCGATAACAACATGTGGCTCTTCAGCAACCGCTTCAGCAAGTGCTTGCTGTCCAGCAAAGTAGGTGTTGAACACCTTTGTTACTGGGGTGATTGTGATAGCAGCACCTGATGTAACTGCTCCTGAGTTAGCAATTGTTACTGTTACTGATGTTCCATCAATAGCGGCAACCTTTGCGCCTGTTGCAATACCTGTACCAGATACCTTGTCACCAACATTTAGACCTGATGTAGATGCAAATGAGATTACAGTTGCTGCTGATGCAGAAGCAGAAGAAGCAGTTGTACCTGATGTTGTGCGGTCTGCACCTGTCTTGTCAGCGAATAGACGTGGTGACTCTACGTAGAATGCACCTTCGTATGTTCCTAGTTCGCCTGCCCAGATAGCATCATTTGACTGATACTCATGTGGCTGACGCCATGAACCAACGCCTGTTTCCGCACGTAGGTCAAGAGCAACTTCTGGGTGGATACCAGCCCAGTAGAGTGAACCCTTGCGTGGGATAGCCTTGTTTGAACGCAACTTAGCAGTTACCTTACGTGCAAGAGCAGATGTGAATACATCTGATGAAGTAAGTGAACCTGAAGTTGTTGCTGAACCAGCATAAAGAACGTTTGTTGTTCCTGTGTTTGCTGTTCCGTTAATGATAGAACCTGATGCACGGTCAGCGAGAACATTCTGCGCTACTGTGTCAAGTGAGTCTGCCATGTTGAACGCAATGATGTTAGCGATTGCTGGGTCTACATCTGCAAGAGAGAAGAGTTCCAACGCACGTGTTACGAGTACTGCGTTACCACGTTCAACTAGAGTGATTGTGGTGTATGTTGGTGTAGCCATTGCTACAGCATCTGGGTCAACTGTTTCTGTAAGTGAAGCAGTGTTCTGTGTCAAGTCAACGTAACGCTGCAAGACAACTGATGAACCAGGGATGCTTTGACGGGCTGGAGTCTTATCTGCTACTGAGCGGATGAGTGGTTGCGCACGGAGTGCGAACTCAATCAGACGGTCATAAGCCTTCTGGACGAGACCTGCTGCGCCTACTGTACCTCCAAGCGAGTTGGAAGCGGTAGATACATATGCATTAGCCATTTATTGCACCTCCTTCTGAGGGTATTAGTTCGGTTGAGTTTTACTGAAATTCGCCCGATTGAATCATTGCAATAATCTCATCAGCGCTTTGAGCGTTGTTAAGACGAAGCAATGCATCATCTGAGCGGTCAGGCGTAAACGCCTGCTGAGTAACAATGTCCTGCTGGCGTAGTGCCGCACGGTCAATTGTTTGTTCAGGCGTCTGTTGCTGACGCACTTGTAGTCCAAACACTTCTGCGTTATCGTCAACCCAGTTAGAAACTGCGTCTTCTGTAATATCGCCATCTAGTTCACGGACAATCAAGCGTGCAGCCTTTGGACTTACGCCTTTATCTTCTAGGACTTTCTTGATGACAGTCTCACGCTGAGCCTTATCAAAGGCTTCAAGTTTTTCTGTGAGTTCTTTAATACGCTTCTCATCTGCACGCTTTGCCTTACGCAATTGTTTCATTGCGTCAGTATCGTTCAGTGGAGTTGTATCCATTTCATCTTCTTCTTCGTCCCAGTATTGGTTGGTCATAGCAACCGTTCTCCCATTCTTCATTAGTTGAATCGCAGACCACAACATAGTTCGGGGAAACTGTGTTGGCTTCTACTCCCAGTCTGTTACGCCGTACGGGGCTGGTTGGTCCGTTCGGGATGTTAGTTAGAATCTACCTTGTGTAGATTGTGCAAGACCTGCATTTTCGGTCATGCCTGTACTGCCCATAAAACTTGCTCGTTCCATAGACTTTAAGCGCTTACGTTTTTCTGCTGCTTCTTGATTTTGTTTTAAGAACTCAGCCTCACCAGTTGCTTGGGTATAGTCAATACCTGCTTCGCCATAGATGTCGCTAAGTTTTTCAGATGTAGGTAATACGCTTTTAATATCTGCGTATCCTGCTAGTGCAGCAGCACGGTCAACGCCATAGTCAGCAAGACCAAGCGCTGCGCTTGTGTCTGTAAAGCCTTGTCCAATTGCAGCAGCACCAATCTCAGATGCTGTTACCTTGCGCTTTAATTCAGGCAAAGCCTGAACTGGATTAAGGAAATATGAAACCAAGTCTGTATCATTAAGAGTTGGGTAATATGTCTTCAACTCTTTCATAATTGTAGGGTCAGCATTTTTCACACGGTCAACGGCAAGACCAATACGGTTCTTAGCCTCAAGCGCTGAGACGTCATTGCCGATAAGTGTTGCCATTTGTTCACGTGTAGCAAGGTTCTGGACACCATACTCTTTAAAGTACTGCCCATAATCTTTTTCTTGCTGAAGGTATTCACCTTCTGATAGCGCATTAAGTCCCGCTTTAACACGGGCTTCATTGCCAGCAAAGCGTTGCTTATATACACCAAGATTACGCATGCCAAGTATGGCTGCGTTAGGTCCTACGTTCGGGTCAATGATTGACTTTTCAATATATCCAGATAGTTCTGATAACTCAGCATCTGTAAAACCATATGAACGCATAGTGTCTTGCACCAATGCAAACGCATCACGTTTTTCTGCTTGGTCTGCTGCCTGTTTTGCAAGGGCTGCTTGTTCAGCATCATACTTTGCTTTGGCGGCAGCAGCAGCAGCGTCTGCTTCTTTTGTACCTTTAGATAAAAGAGTTCTTGTACCATCCGACCAAACTTGATATATGTCACCAGTTGTAGGGTCTTCATATGTACCTACTACGGTTTTACCACCAGAATTATTATTAGGTGTTCCTACAGTTTCAGTTGAACCATCATCATATAGAATAGTAATAGTACCATCAGCATTAGTTTTACGACTAACTTCTTTTTTGCCTGTAGGTGTAGGTGTAGGTGTGGGAGTTGGTGTTGGAGTTGGATTACTCATGCCAAGTATAGTGCGGTCTTCTGGCGTTAATGTTTGCCCAGAGGTTAATCGCTGCAAAGCAAGTACTGCTGGGTCTGTATTAAATGTAGTAGCACCAAAGTTTGGCGTGGTTGTTTGTACTGGTGTAGCAGCCTTTGCTGGTGTAGCAACAGGTATAGTAATTTTTTGACCAACACTAATTTGGTTTACATTAGTAATTTGTGGGTTAGCAGCAGCAATCTTAGCAACGGTTGTATTGTTGGCTTTTGCAATTGCACTAAGGGTATCGCCCTTAGCAACGGTAACTTTAGGTGCTGCCATTATCCTACCTTGCCCCATGTCTTGAGTAGAGTATTAATAAAAGATGCTGCCATTTCATTAGCCTTTGGTGTCTTGCGCCATTCTGGTTTAGAACGGACACCAAGAATAAAGTCATTGTTAGAGTAAATCTTGTCTCCGCTAATTGCATTCTGTACATCATTGTCATACACATTAACGCTATTAGCAACTAAACCATATTCGTTTTCTTTTAAACGTTGGAAGTTAGATGCAATATCTGTAACCTTTAAGCCCTGGTCAATGTATGGCGCAAGAGTTTTAAACTTAATCTTGGCTGCCTGCTTAATGCTATTAGCCTCTTGCTCTAATCCAGTTGCCATAGCATCAGGACTAATACCTGTAGTTACACTGCCAGGTTTTACAGCATTACGAGAACGATTAAGCAAATCGGTATGTGTTAATTCAATACCGTAATCAGCAGCAACTGCACGCAGTTTGCTATATGATGCACCAATAAGTGCGCCTGCTTCTTCTAGTTCTTCTGATGGGGTCTGTGTAATTCCAGTACTAATAACAACTTTTTGCTTTGTCTTAGGGTCTGTTACTACAGCACCATTAACTACAAGACCAAGACGCATATCAAGACGGTCTTGTTCGGACATCTGTGTGTATGCAGTTGTTGTGCTAGTACGGTTTCCAAAAATGTCAGTTGTGCTAGTGCCTGTACTTTGACGTGCTAATTCAGCCTTGTGTAAACGCTGCCAGTATTCTTCACGTAGTTCTTTAACCTTATCAACAAGTGCAGGGTCTCCAACGTACTGCTTAACGGTACGGTCAAACTCAGCATATGCATCTTCTTTAACAGTAAGACCACTGGTGCGTGCGCTTTCACTTGTAGGTGTGGGCACAGGCATACGTGTTTGTACAAATGAGTTAAAGTCATACATCTTGGCTTGCTTATTGCCTTCAGCAATTTGCTTACCAGTGTTATAGTTGTCTACAGATATAGCCATCAAAGCCTTCTTGATAGCCATTTGGAAACCTAAGTCTTTATCGGTCATAGGTCCAGCAGCAATAGAAGTCTTAAATGCAGTTTGATTCTGGTAGTAAGACTTTAACTGAGTCTTAAAGTATTCAATATTTGCACGTGGAATCTGAGCAAGAATCTTGTCAACTTGTGCATCAATATCTGTAAGAGTAAAACCAGTCTGGTCTCCACCTGCATTGAACTGTGGCAATACAACAACAGCCTTTGGCTGTGTGTTAGTAGATGTAGGACGAGCAGATACATATGGTTCTGTTGCTACAGCACCTGCACTACCAGCACTATTAAGAACAATAGAACCATCTGTAAAGGCTTCATAAGAAGTCTGAACACCCTTAGGCAGTGGCTTAATAGGTTCAGTATTACCTGTTCCTGGTGCAGATGGTTGCGGTGTAGGTGTATTGGTGTTAGTAGGTTTAGGCTTAGGCGTAGTACTCTTAGTTGGAGTAGGCTTAGGAGTAGGCTTAATAGCGTTGTTTCCTGCAACGGCTGGACCGTATGATGATGAAGCGGCTGGTGTTGCCGTTGGTTTTGGGCTTGCCATCTTTATCCCTTACTCATTGCTACAGTTGGAGTTGTATATACATCATCAATAAGTGGTTTGATAATGCTTTGGTATGCTTCTGTTAGCGGAGCATTGCCCGCTGCAAAGTTCTTGAGATATGCAAGACCTTCATCACGTACCTTGTTGACGGTTTCTTCGCCGTTAAATTGTGAACGTATGTTTGTATCTTCTAATACCATTAACATACGGTTTGCTAGTGCTGTCATTTGAGCCATCTGCAAACGCTGACCCTTAGGTAACTTATCAAAGTACTTAGGATTATTAACCATCTGGTCTAGATGATTAAAGCGAGTGATTAACTCTTGACGTGGAATAACTGGATTAGTACCCAATTGAAGTGCTAACGCTGGGTTAGCCTGCTTCATAGCAAACTTAATGTCACGTGCTTGACGTAGGATTTCTGAACGGTATGTTGCATAATTGCGGTCTGGGTTATTAGGGTCATTGAATAATGCCTGAACCTGACGGTCTACGTTATAGAAATCATTACGTGCACGTACTGTTGCTACATCAAGAAGATAACGCTTTAGTACACCAGCATTATCATTGAATGGGTTAGTCTTGCCAGGGATTACATCCGCTGCTTCAAGATACTTAACCACAGATGGGTCGTACTTACCAATGTTAGGAGCAAACACCCAAGCAACATCTGAATAATCACGGAGTAATTCCGTGTTCTTCATAGTCCATAACTTAGTTTCTTTGGTGTATGAAATGGCTGCTTTAGCAGCCTTATTGTTTGCACCTACAGTGTAAATCAACTTATCTGGATTAGACGCTGTAAACATTGATACCGCTGTACCAATAGGGTCATCCATGTAGTAGCCATACTTAGAGTTAACATCAAGAACAGCGCGAAGTATATCGCTAAACTCTTGACGGAAACTAAGAATGCCTACTTTGCGTAGTTCATTTGGAAAATCTGGGTCATTAGTACTAAGGGTTGTAGGCACAATAGTATTAAAACCAATTTTAACTGAGATAAGATTATGTGTTGCAATACTTAAACGGTCATAGTATTGCTGTACTTTTTCAGCATTTGTCCAGTCTTCTGGCTTCATTTTTGTAGTACCAGAAGCCTCTATGTTAGCGGCTGCTTGCATAAGTGTTGTAGCCTGAATAGAAGTCTTATGCTCTGGGTCAAATTGACTCCATATGTTATTGAGCATTACTGGAACTGTTGCACGTACCCAGTTAGTATTATCAGAACCTGGACCAAGAACAACATTGTCAATGTTATCGGCAATCTTTAAGATGCCTTCACTGTTTAATTCACGTCCTACTAGATTAAGCAATGACTGCGCTACAAGCGCAGGAATAGCAATAGTTGGACCAGTAAGTGATGGAACACCCGCTGCATCATTGTATGATGGGTTAAGCAAAGATAGTTTTGCGCTGTATTGATTCCACTGTGGCTGCTTAAAGAAGTCCCAGTTACCCTGCGCTAGATTAACTGCTGCCTTTACAGGGTCAGTTAATGCAGTTAATGCAGGGGCAACCATGCCCCAGATGATGCCATCATTAGGAATCATTACATACTGATTACTTTTATCATCTGTATAAACCACACCAGAACCTGATGTTGCTTGGCTCAAATGACCTGTACGATAGATAACTTTGTCAGGATGTGCAATAAGATAACGTGTATAACGGCGGATATAATCCTCAGATGCACGGTAGAAGCGTCCAACACCACGTAGATTCCACGCCATTTGTGAGCGTACATCTGGGTTATCAGCATACTTCATTAGTTCATCGGCAGCGTTATGTGTAGCACGGCTATCAAAGAATAAGTCAGCCTGCAATTTAGCAGCATCCTCATCTACACCGTTTTTAATAAGGTCTCTTACCATTTGCATTTCATCAGCCTGCATTTTGCTACGCTGCTGCATAACTTTAATACCAAATGCATCTGCACGGTAAAGGTCAGTAAGTTGCTTATCCATCATCTTCCACGGAATCTCACCAAACTTCTTGAATGCGCTTTCAGCGCTATCAATAAGTCCAGGGAAATCGTACTGAGTCTTTAACATACCCTGAATTGGGTAGTCTTTAACTAGTACTTCAAAATCTGAATAATTCATTTGACTAATGTGATATGAAGGAGACTTCATGCGTGCTTCATAAGCACGGCGAGCCTTTTCTGTTGCTTCACTCTTAGGTAATTCTTTACCTGCATACTGGCGTAGGTACTCATCTGACTTTTTAAAGTCGCCACGCTTCTTAATCTTTGTAGCAGCCTCTTCTAGTCTGCCACGAACTGCATCTAATAGTGGACGGTTAAATGCATCAGGTGCACCGTGGAATACCACGTACAATTCACCCATGCTTTTACGTACAATTGCATCTGTAATCTGTGAAGCAGACTTACCTGCTGCACGCAATCCAAATGTCTGACCAAAACGTCCATTAAATCGCTTGATAGATGTAAGAAGTTGTTCCTTCTTAATAACCTTTTCATATGGTGTACCAGGATTAAATTTCTTATCTAGTACAGCCCATGAATCGTCAGACTTTTTAGTCCATCCAATAAGTTCCATAACTTCATCTGCATAAGCAGCACCATCAGCAGCGGTTTCAAGACCGTTGTGCTTAACAAACAAAGAGCCAAAGTCAATTACAGCACCGTATGGTGTTTTAAATGTATTCTTACCAAAGTAACGATAAAAAGCATCATAGTGAACAGCAGTACGCTCTGATATTGTAAGCATCATCTTTTCATCTGTAAGGAACTCGCCCATGTCCTTACGACCCCACTCTTCAACAGCCTCTGTAAGTGGTGATTTGCCGTACATTTCAGCCTGTACTGTGCCGTCAACCATAGTATTACCAAATGAACGTGCTACTTGTGACTGCACCATACCTTCAACAGCATGTGAATTGTTCATAAGGTGGGTTGCTAGCCAGCGTTGTTCTTGTTCAGACAACTTGCCAGCATACTTTGCAATAACCATGTTGGCTAAACGCTCTTCGTATGTACCACCAAAGTACTCATCAGCAGAAACTAGTTCTTGACGATTAATAACCTTGCCATTAGGCAATGTGTAACTAGCATCAACCATTACTGGTTGCTGCATAGCACGGCGTGTAGCAGGAGATACATACTCTGCTGGGTTTTTACCAGCAGCAGAAAGCAATTTGCTTTTTACAAGACCATAAGTTTCTGTACTACCACGATAAGCAGCAACTGTATTAGCAATTGCACTACCTTTACCTGTAAAAAATGCAAGAATTGCACGCGGTTCTTGAACCATTGCGCCAATTGTGCCTTCATCAACAGCAGACTTAAGACCCAACTTAGGAAACAGAGTTAACTTAGTCCATCCACCCATAAGAGCCTTAGACCAACCTTCGTTGGTAAGACCGCTAATACCAAAATGGCGGCGGAAACCACTGTTAAGTGTTACGTTGGTGTGTACCCACTCTGAAATTTCATTAAAGTTAGGCATAGACACACCTTCAGTGGTGTGCAAAATCTGGCTTGGACCAGTAGGTAGGTCAATCATTCCCTCAACAAGTAGATGCTCTGGCATCTTAATGTCTGAGATTGGTCCCATACCTTTAATTGGTGCAAAGATTGACTCTAGCCATGCACGCTGTACGTCTAATCCCTTAACAGTTGAGGCTAAACCTAACTTATCTGTATAAAGTTTAAACATAGAGAACAGCATATTAATGCGCTCTTCTGGTGATACACGTAGGTAGCGTTCAGTAAGCATGTTTGCTCTAAACTTGTCGCCAACAATTACACGTGCAAAGTCACGGAATGCTCCAGCAGATTTAACTACCATGCCATCTTCTGTGTATAGCATTACATTTGACGGATGCTTAGACATTGCAGCGTTATATGTACGCTGTAGTCTATTACCGCTAACGGTAAGAGCCTGTACTACCTGGTCTTGCTTAGGGTCTACAAGTTTAAACTCAGGACGGTTAGCAAAGTAGTTATCAAATGCTTTAGCACTTTCTAGCACTTCTTCTGGAATAGGTTCTTTGCCAGCAGCAACACGGCGGTCAACGCCGTTAAGTACTTGGTCAAATGCTTCTTTAATACCAGTAGTAATCTTGCGTGTAGAACGTTCAATTGCTACATGGTTTTCTGTGTAGTAACGTGAGCCTTCTACGCGACCAGAAATAATATAGTTCATATGTTCGCCCTGCTCAAAGAACTTAATCATTGTAGGCAGGTCAGTAATTGGAACTAATTTTTCTTCGTCATCAAGTACTTTAGTTTTTTGTAAAAGATTTAAAATGCCTTCGTCATCATACTTAGGATAATCACGAGCAATACGCATACGAACAAGACCCGCTTCAGCATCATTACCTGCCTCACGCGCTGTACGTAGCGCAACAACTTCTTTGGCTAGCCCATCATGTAGCGCTGCTACTTGTGGGTCTGCAAATAAATCTACCACGCGAGTAACATTGTTATTCTTGCCAGCATTAACAAATGTCTCTGCAAGTTTTTCTGACTTAAGCACAGCCTTGCTGCTACCACCAGTAAGCCAAGTTAATGGGTCAACAACAATTTGGTACGCAAAGTTAATTGTGCCTGAAGGAGAAACAAAATTATTTTTGCCCTTAGCAAATGGATTAGGGTTAGCAATAACCCACTTATCAATTTCCTTAGATTTTTGAAATGCACGGTATGAATCAGTGCTAGTAACACCAGTCAACGCACTAAGCGTTGTAGGTATAAGTGCCCATAGGCTACCTTCTGATGGTGGATGTTCACGGTTCATCCAGTTTGTAAAGTCGTTACCTGGGTTAACCTGACCAGCCTTATGCTCAGCAAATGCGGTCTTCCACTCTGTGCCGTTTTCAGACATGCTGCGCACAGCAGAAATCATTTGGTTATCTAGTTGACCATACTCACGAAGAATATCTCCTGGCTTTTTGCCATCAATAATTCCACGGATAAGATAACTTTGTGCTTTACCATACTTGCTTTCAAGTTGGTTAAGCATTTTAGTATCCCACTGATTGTGACCATCCCAAGCATCTGTCCAAGTTTTTCTTGCAAGCAGATTCTTAAAGTCACCAGATGTAGGCTTAGAGTCATCTAGTACATTAGATGCAATTTTATACGGAAGGTTAATACCTTTATAATAAAAATCAGCAACTTGAAATACTTTACGAAATGGTTCAGTTACTGTTTCAAGAGCAGCCTTACCAATTTGACCAAGAATACTTGGTGGCGCTTTTTGGTACGCAGCACCTTCATTAATAAACATAAGACCCTGTTTAATTTGTGGGTCTAGTTTGTTGTATGCCTGCCATGCTTTACCAGCATCAGTAATACGTGTAAGTTCACGGTCTTTATTTAGAAGACGCTGAATGTTCTCCTGAATAGCACGTTCTTCTTGTGTTGGCTGTCCAGCAAGGGACGCCGCATACAGCGTTGGATTTGCTGTAGCAAGAACGTTATTTACAGGATATGGAATAGGCTGATTAGGATTTACTAAAGACATTACGCCAAGTTAATTCTATTGTAGATAGCCTCTAATTGACCTGATGGGTCATTCTTCATCATGTTATAAATAACAGATGCAGGGTCTGGTGGTTGAATACCACGGATGCCCGATAAATCTAATCCTGGTCCAGCACCATAATCTGCACCAGCAGAGATTGGTTCTTCTGGAAACATTGTAGGAGCATCTAAAGGAACAACATCAAATGCATCTGGCATTCCTGCCATTGGTGCACCAGCCTGCTGGTCGTTTAATGCTTTGTTTTCACCGTACTCAAAACCTGTGTACTGTTGCATTGGTTGCTGCATACCATCAATTGCACCACCATCTGTGCGCTGTGAAAGCGCACCTGGTCCTGATACAGGTGCTGGGTCTGAAGGTTGACGATAACCGCCGTGTCCGTTAGCCATTAGTCTTCGTCCTCCTCATCAATGTGTCTTCTAATATCATCTAGCGTAGGTTGCTGAATCCATTCTGGATATGATTCAGGTGTTGCAATTAACCAAAGCGCATCATCTCTAGTAAAACCAGAACGGCGTAATGATTTGTAATATTCATTTAACCAGATTGAATGTTCATCTAGTTTTGTATATTCTCTTTCTTCGGTTTTGCGTCTGCGAGTAACTGGCTTCTTCTTAGGGGCTGCCATTGTTTACTCCTTATCTTGGACGCTTGTTACTAATCTGCGCACTAGAGCGAGCAGCACCGCTGCCTGTCATAGTGCTAAGTAGAGTTTGTAGTTCTGGTTTTGCTGGTGGTAATTGTCCTCCACCTTGTGTGCCTCCTACTGGTGGTTCACCAGGAGCAGAGGGGACAGGTTGCTCAACTGACTCTTCAGCACCAGCAGGAGGATTCTCGGGTTCAAACACTTCCTCAATAGCCTCTTCAATTGATACACCCTTCTTACGTGCTTTGATTACATCTGCAATCTGACGCACTAGGTTAGATGGGTCTTGTCCTTGCATAGCCATTTGTGGAATTGCTTGTGTCATCTGCTGGAGTGAGCCAACAAGTGCCTCTCGCATTTTTTCAATTTCAATTTTTTCTTGCTCTAGTGTTACGTTAACTCCAAATGGAAGTTCACGCATAGCCATATCTTTAGAGATAAGACCGCCACCTAAAGCCTGAAGCATAAAAATTAATCCTTGTGCTGGGTTAAGACCAGCAAGCATTCCGTAACGTACGTCTGCGGAATAGTCTTTCTTGATGTCTTTGCTTGGCAAGTATGTAAGAACATACGGTGAGCCTGCATCTACACCACGAATTGTTTTTTCAACATTAAAGAGTGCTTCATCTGTTTTGAAGCAAAGCGTGATTACATCACGAAGAGCAGCAGCCAAGATAGCCTGCGCTGATTTAACCTGCGTATCAAATGCTCCGAGTAGTGCTTGTACACCCTGTCCAGTAACAATGCTTGCATTGACGTTACCAGTACGAGACTCTGGATAACGAGCGCCAACGCGTAGTTCTTCATTAAGAATGTTCTGCTCGGTAAATGCACCTTGCGGTAGTGTAAGTTCAACTCGGCGTACACCTGCTGGATTGTTAGTACGGATAACCGCATCTCCACCAAGTTGAAGTTCCTGCACATCTTGTGGCAACACAATTGGTGCTTGTACTGACTTCTCTGCTGCTTCCATTGCAAGTAATGCAAATCGGTTGCGAAGCAACTGAATACCAAGTACGTCATCAAACTGTCCACGCAATTCACCATCTACAGATGGTCGCTTTGCGATAATAACATTCATAATGCCAAGTGGGTTTACCGCTTGAGATAGAAGCATGTTATTGCGGGATGGGAGGTATAGCACTGACTGGTCTTTGTCATAGTAGCGAATCATCTCTACCATGCCATTGAGGTCTTGCTTCCAACCCAACTTGCCTAGAAGTTCATACTCATGTTCTGGGAACATAGCCACTAGTTCACCTAGTGTCATTGAGTATCGTTTTGCAAAAGCAACGCAACGTCCGTAGCGGTCAAACTCTGGGTAAGCACCTACTGGGTTTTCTAGTCGGATACGTGGCATTTGCGCTTCTTCATCCAATTCAATAATGAATGGGAGGAAACCATAAGTAATGTACATGTCAGCGCCGTTGTACATTTGTACTTGTAAATCTGAGTGCTCAAAGTAATTTGATGCAATGCGTGTGCGCTTATCAGCAAAGTTACGAGCACGGTCATTAGTTTGATTAGCAGCAGAGCAGTTAACCGCTGGAAGCGGTGCAATAACTTCAGACAAGTCACGTGCAACAATGTCAATAAAGTTTGCTACTACGTTCTGGTCAATACCATCTGGAAAGAAGTTAGGGTAAACCTGTGAGATTTTACCCTGACGTACCATCTGCACGTCACCGTTGCGCTGGTCACGCCCGTTGGCGCGATAGCGTAGCGTTGAAACACGCGCACCAATCTGGTCAATGCTTAGCATCTAGTAATCCTATCCGTATTGTTCTTGCCATTGGTCTGCAAAGGCATCATCTAAGTTAACCGCAAAGCGGTTATTCATTTGCTGTCTTGTAGCCCAACGGTTGTTAAGGTACTGAGACGTCTTACTTGCTTGCTGCATTAACTCTCTTGCTCTAATTACCGCAAACCATAAAGCCATGACGGTATCCGTCTTGCCTCTAGTCTCTGGTTTCCAAGTAAGCAACTGTTGAGTTAAAGCCTTTAGTCCTTCGCTACCTTCTGATGAGGGTAGTTCAATGATGTTATTGCGCTGATGTTTGCCATCGCGCTCTGTACCAATGAGGTTTGACATGGAGGCAACACCGAAAGATGTGTCCCATTTGTTTTTTCCTGTAAAGTGAGCATCAAGGCGTACACCGTATTGAGCGAGCCAGTTTCGTAGTTCGTCATCAAGTGCATATGCTTTCTGGTGCGCATTGATTTCCACACGGAACTCTTGCGGCTTGTACTTTTGAACCAACTCTTCAATGCATGCTCTAATCTTCTGAGGTGTTGGGTCTTCCATATTGATACAGTCCAACACGTAAATCTTGCCATCTGCTCTGTTGTAGTTAGTTACTACGAATGCAGAGTTACCAGCCATAGCAGGGTCAAAACCAATAATGGTGTAGCCCTCAACTTGAGGTGGATGTCCAGCAGCACCAGCCTTTAGCGGTCCTCGCTTGCGCATCCCATTGGTCGCTCCTTGCACGAGAACTGGCGGGAATATTGAGTCTTCCATGATGTCTTCTTGTTGGTAGACCAATGCCCATGTGGATGGTGTGACTTCACTTCTTCGCTTGTTGAGCGCTTTGCCGTCCCACTTGGGGTAGAAGCCGTTCTCCTGAGGAGTGTCATCATCCCCATCCCACGGGACATCCGACTCTTTCCAAAGCGTGACCCATTTGTCGGGGTCTTCGTTATACTCCAGTACAGCAGGCATCCCCATATAAGTAAACGGAGTTTTGCCACCAGACCAGTGCTTTGGATTACGTAGTTCTTTATAAAGGTCATTGGCTGCAATTCGGGTCCCCACCACTAGCAATTTACCATTTTTACCCAGACGGGTAATAACTTCTTTCTGTAGCCAGTCCAATTGCTTGTCCCACTCATGAGCATTGGCTGTAGTTATACAGTCGTCCAAAATAATCAAGTCTGCGCGAGCGCCGTAAATCTGACCACCCATACCTAGTGCTTGAATGGTTGGGTCTTTTTCAGATGAGTTACGCGCATCACCCCCAAGATAGACGGTATCGGTACGCCAAGTATCTGCGTCCTGTTTCCAACCGCCCTCAGGACCATAAGCGGTCTGTAGTTTGAGCCAGCGTGGATGGGACAATCGTTGCTTGATAGCGTATACGAACTCACGTGCCTTTGTAATCGTCTTTGATACCACAATGATGCGGATGTTGGGATTGAGGGCAATGCGGTAAGTCGGATAGTTCACCGTAACAACGGTGGACTTAGCGTGCTCAGGGGGCACGTTGATAAGTAGTCGGTTAGACTCCCCTGGCTCATATATAATATTTTGGTGTTGCCATGATGGTTCGCGCCCCTCCAGAAGGTCAATCCAGTTCTGATGATGGGGGAAGACCGTCTGGTCAAAAAACATCTTGGAGAACTCCGCAAAGGGAATAGACTCCTTTTGGACACCGAGGGCATCAAAGGATTGTTTGTTTCCTTCTTCCTTAGCCTCTTCCAGCGCCGCCGCAAATAATGGGTCTCTGACCATCCACTGACGGATAGTATCTGGCTTTCTGCCTATGGCAATCATAGCCGCCTGAGGGGAGACGCCCACCCTTACCTTTTCAAGAACTTGCTCTTTGGCTTGCGCCACACCCTTTGCTAGGTGGTGCTCCCCGCCTGATTTAAACCCTGACATTCGTAGTCCCCTTGCTGTAGGCAGACTTAGCCCGCCGTATAGAAGTATATCTGTACAACAGTATGTCACAGTATGAGGAAGGCTCTAAAAAGACTTCCGAATATAATCTACTGTACATATATACTTAATCCGTTCAAACTACCAAAACGAACTATTTAGACAGAAATATTTATAAAAGTCCTGTTCAGGTACTATACTGGGGTCACTATATACAGAAATATTTATAGTCAGAGTTACCTACATAGATAGGCGAACAGATTAAAACAGTAGGGGTCAAGCCCCTACATGTTTTACTCTGAACAGACTGTCACTACTAGGCGTAGTCTGCCTAGAGATACTGTCTGTCGGGCTGTCGCCCCCTAAACAGATTTGTACTGACGGTGGTGCTGTCTGTTTTAAATCTGTTTTAAACTGATGCCGAACGGGTTCTTCATTCGGCTTCCTATGAACAGCGTCTGCAAGCAGTTCTGTTCAGCCTCGGCGTCTGCACCTCACAATGTCGGGCGTCTGCCCGCTACGCTAAGCAGGTCCCTCCTTGTTCGTAAGCAGTTCCTCGGTCCGCTTGATTGCGGAAGGAAGCCTCACTCATCACCAAGCAGGTCTTTGCTGTCCTTGCAAGCAAGGAGCAAAGCGTCTGCCGTTCTATCACTTTGCCTATCCCATATCGCATGGGAAAGACAAAGACTAACTGCCTTGTCAGTGAGTCACGCATGCTGGCTGTGATGCAGCGTGTCAAAGCCACGCTCGGCATCTGCCAACCAGATGCGTTTATGTTTTAATCTATCAGTCGCCTGCATGGTACGCCATGTGTCAAATCGTTCCGCATTCGGCTCAAACCTTCTGCCTATTCAGCAGAAGGTGTCGCCTCATATGCGCTACACGATTGCTCGTTGCGGAATCCCCGCAACGCCGTGTCTGGAGCGCCCGCCAGCGTGCGCCCGCTCGCAGGCTCGCGGTCCAGCCACGCCCCGCAGACAGGGCTTGAAAGCACGCCCTGTCTGATGACATTCATGGCGTATCCAATTGGCGAACCGATAGATTGTCGGTGGAAGTATAAAACTAAGGAGAGTAACAAATGAACGAAGTAACCTACACACAGGAAGACTCACTCACCATCAGCAACGTCTGTCCTGAGTGTATCGCACAGGAGCAACTGTGCGTTGACTGCGTTGACCTAGCAGACGCACGCCTCACTGACTCCGTGTATGAAGCGGCGTCCGAAGGTAACCTTATGTACAAGTCCCAGTGGCTTGTGGAATCACAACCCAGCGGACATGACTGGACTGACCGTGAAGGGGAGTACAAGTTGCCAATCGTCATGCTTCAGGACGGTGGCGAACTTGACAACATCTGGTCGCTGGACGACTACACACAGTCACAACGTGAGGTGATATGCCAAACATGCCACCTTGCAACACCCAAGCAGTTCAATCAGTGCCAGTGCTGTGACTCAGTACTAGAACATAACGTTCGATAAGAACGTTACAGGTAGCCCTGTTGCCTACGGCAGGGCTACCTTCCACCTAATACACACTACGAAACAAGGAGAAACAACAAATGCAAAACGAAGTAACTATCACAGGTACAATCAAGAACGTCCGTCAGTTCACAGGTTCAAAGGGAACACTCGTAACTGGTTGGCTTAATCAGCGCACATACTCACGCTTGCCAGATGGTACAGCAGACCGTGCGGTGTACGTAACAGGTATCAATATCGTAGCGTTAGATGACTCTACAGTTGGTGACCTACTTGAGATTGATAAGATGCGTGCAGGTAACGAAGAGACCCAGACAGTGACGCTTAAGGGTCGTCTTATCACACGCTTTGACCGCCGACCAGACGTGGCAGAGGCAGCACGCCGAGCACCACAGTTGCAGTTGGAAGTCTTTGAGGTAAGCGTAAACTAACCGTTCAAGCAGGAAGGTGGGTGGCTCACGTAGTCACTCATCTTCCTGCTTTTTTTATTGTTCGGGGACCAGGGGTAATCAGGGGCAACGGACAAGTCATCAACTATCAACCTACATAGCAAGGAGAGACAATGTATTTCTCAGTACTAGATATAGGTGCAATTATGATTGCACTAACAACATCAATCACACTGATACTAATAACAGCACGTGCTAACCGTGACCTGCTCAGACAAAACAGGAATCTACGAGCGCAGAACAAGCGACAAGTAGAACAATGCCGTAACTACCACAGTCCACGTCCATTCTAAGGAGAGAACAAATGACACTAACAATGACCATCAATGACCACCTAGTAGAACTAGGTACGCTAGTAGACAATAAAGAACAGTCTGTCCAACGTGTAGGCGCACGCCTAGTTGAACAATACTTTGCTTCATCAAGCACAGAACAAGACGCCGAAGTTGTGGTCAATGTGCTGTACTATCTAACAGATATACAGGTACGTGACTACGCACTAGGCTTGATGAATAAGGACAAGGCAGATACACTTATACCTGCGCTTGCAAACTTAATTGAACATGCACCAACAGATACAGAGTATATCAATGCGCCAGCATCTATACTTGCAGGGTTATACTACGAAGTAGGTAACACAACAGATGCATTCCTTACCCTAAGTAATGCACAACATAACTACTCGCTAGCAATCCTCTTGAACCGTGTGTTCAAGTCAGGTTGGGAGCCAGCATCATTCGCAGCAATGCGTGCAGAACTACACCCTAAGGTAGTAGCGGGTATCTTTGGAGAGGAAACCAATGACTAACTATGACGTACTGTTTATGCACAACCATTTTGTACTGGTAACTACAGTTATAATGGACGAAGAAAGTGATAATGAAAGTGTAGAACTAGCCGCACTTAAGCGCTTGGCTGATGAGTATGGTGATGACTTTGCTGAGATTGTTAAATCATCTAAGCAAGTCACCATTGAAGAAGTACCAGGCACGAGTGTGCCAACACCAGGCGACCCAGAAGATGCAGGTATTGAACGTGACTAATGATGAGGTTATGAAGATACGTGCTAAGGCTGCAAGTTATGCACAATCATTTCTTGCTAACAAATACTATGAAGAATACAAGGAATTGTATGACGCATATCTAACTAATCGTGGCATTAAAACACGCAGAGGTAGAGTTATGTCTGATGAGAGAGTACTAGTAAAGGAGTAATCATGGGACTAGACATGTATCTATATGAAAAGCAAACGCATGAAGTAGCGTACTGGCGTAAGGCTAACGCTATTCATGGCTGGATTATTAGCAACGCTGGTGCAGTAGATGACTGCACTCCTATCCATCTTACAAAGATGGACCTTGTTCAGTTGCGAGATGACTGCCAAAAAGT